CTTTATACCAGAGGAACAGCGACCATAAAAGGTGGTTCCATAACAGAGGCATTAGATAGTCTAGAAAAAATTTTGAAAAAGCATCAGGAAAAAGAAAAAGAACTTGATTATAGATCAATCGAGGACGAGTATCGTTTCACTATTGATCCGTTTTTCACGAGCCAAGATTCTCCGATAGACAACAACACAATGAGTATCTTCACTTTCAATGAAAAGGGCAGTGACGGTTTCAGGGGAGAAATCCATCACTATGGAAAAGGACATCCTATAGGACAAAATTCAACAAGGAAACCACAAATATATGTGGCCAGACCAAACACTTCTATTTCTCACATTTTAGAAAGGATTATGTTGAGGACAAAATATTTTAGACAGATCACGAGAACGTTCACGGAAGAATATTGGGGCAAACTATCAGAGCAACAAAAAGGTGACGTGTTGAGCAAAGAGTATGTGCCTTGGTTCAAAATTGTAACAACCGTGCATACAGAGGCAGGACATTTTGACAGTCTAAGGAAAAAAGAGAAAAAAATTATACATTATCATATAAAGCCTTTTTTGGTGCACATTTTGAATTTTGTGGTTCCGGGACTGGGCGGCGGAAGTTTGTATGGGAAGTATGTCAAGAAAAGATACAACTATACTTTCACAGGCAGGAATTTGGACATATTGGATCTAAACATAAAATACAAATACGCATTTTTCCAATCAAGATTGGTAATGAGTGATTATCATGACGACGAGGACAATGCAGATGCAAGTAAGGCTGACCTCGAGAAGGCACGTTGGGCATATGGTTCTGGAGAATATCCTGAAAAGTTAAATCCCCTGACCATGGAACCAATTTTCCAAGACGCAGAAGACAGCATCGTAAAAGGATCAAGCCAAACTAACATGGCTGTGACGCAACAGTATTATGATTATCTTACAAATCCTGATGCTGATATGATGAGGGTTGAAATGAGGATAATGGGTGATCCAGCATTCATTGGACACGACTTCGCAATCCCAATGCCACTTGCAATGACCAATCGTAGAGTCAACACAATAGAAGGTGCAGGCAAACTTGGCGGAATGGTGTTTGACGAAAATCTAGGAGCCTTCAATGTAGATCAAGCAGAACCATTGATCACTCTGAATTTTAAATTTCCTAGAGATTTTGATGAGAAAAGCGGTTTTTATTCAACCAAGAATAAAGACAACGCACAGTTTTCAGGCTTATATAAAGTTGTAAAAGTTGAAAGTTCATTTGACCAAGGACAATTTACACAGGACTTAACGATGGTAAGATTCAAAAATCAGACAGGAACGGTCAAAGACACAGAATTTGAAGTAAAAGAAACCAAAGATAAACCAACAGGAACGGTTGGTCCATGGAGTATGAGATAATATGGCTAGAGCAACACATCTATCAGGTGACGTATCACAATCGGCAGAATCGGCAGATAGAAAGATACACAAAATAAAAGGCAATGGTCCTTTTGTAGGAACTGTGAAAATAAACACCGATCCACAATTTATGGGCAGGCTTTGGGTGGCCATTCCTAGCATAACAGGATCAGAGCCAACCGAAGATGAATTGATACCTTGCGAATACCTGGCACCTTTTTATGGGGCAAAAAGTATAGAAACCACAGATCCAACCAATCCGAACAGTTACAAAGGCAGTCAAAACTCATACGGTTTTTGGGCAGTGCCACCTGACATTGGATCTAGGGTACTTGTAGTATTTGCGGAAGGAAAAGAATCAAACGCATTTTGGATAGGTTGTATACAAGATGCATATGTAAATCACATGGTTCCCGGTATTGCATCCAGTGATATGACAGGGCAAGACGCACAAGGCACAGATTTTTCAATGTCGAAAGAACAGGAATTCGGAACGGACCAAGTGCCTGCCGGAGAAGTCAATAAAAAAACGTGGAAAGTAAATGGCAACACTTATGAAAAACTTAACAAACCAGTACACCCATTTGCAGAAACATTAAGACAGCAAGGATTGATACAAGACCAAGTAAGGGGCACAACATCATCATCTGCTAGAAGAGAATCGCCGAGCAGAGTGTTTGGTATGAGTACTCCGGGTCCTATAGATCCAACCTCAAATGTTGATCAATTAGGTCCACGAGAATCAAAACAAAATACACAAAACAGTAGATTGGCCGGACACACTTTTACAATGGACGATGGAGACATCCTCGGGAACAACAAACTTGTCAGATTACGTTCAGGTAGTGGACACCAAATTTTATTGCACGACACAGCAGGAACAATCTATATAGGAAACGCGACTGGAAATGCTTGGGTGGAATTGTCAGCCAATGGAAGCGTTGATGTATTTTCCGCAAACGCAATCAGTTTCAGATCAATGGGAGATATGAACTTTCATAGTGATTCCAATATAAATTTCTTCTCTAGGAACGAAATAAAAATGAGTGCTTTATCTAGGTTGGTTTTAGACGGAGGAGCCATACAGCAACACGCGGATGGAGATATACAATTACAGGCGACAGGAGGAGCCATAACTCAAAAAGCCGGAGGTCCTATAATATCTTTTGGTGCAGGTGGCCAACAACATCATGCTGGAGGACAGATCCATTTAGCAGGAGCACAGGTTCATTTCAATTCAATTCCACCGATGCCAGGTATTATTTCAACGATGAAAAGATCTTCATTCAACGATCCTTCAGGTACAGGAACCAAAAGGGAAATGATAGATGATGTGATTCCATCAAACAAATATACCACAGGACCGATAGAAGTAACAGATGATGGAAACATCACTATGTCGGGTATGAGGATGCCAACACACGAACCGTTCCAATATCATTTTGATCAAGTTGTAGCCACGGTGGGACACGAACCGAGTGTGAACATGAATTCGATAGGAACAGCAGAACACGTTGCACACACAAACAGAAGCAGTGAAAATCTAGCGATTAGAACTATGCAATTTGAAGCAGACCTTAAAGAACACCTATCCAAAAATAACTTGTTGAACGGAGACGTTGAAAAAATAAGAAATATTTCTAATGAGTTTGCAAAAAACTATACAAAACTTTATGATCTCAAAGACAACGGACCGTTCAGTAAAATCAATGAATTGATCACAACTGATGCATCAATAAACGAAATGGTCAACAAATCGATCGAGAGCATCACTACTGATACTATGAATATAACAAAAGGCATCAAAGTTGGAAAAGACGGAGTGCTTTTTGCGGACGGCCTTGCAAAGGATGTAAAAGGCACGATCAACGCATTGAAGTCTGGCAATTTATCTTCTGTGATAAACGGGTCTACCACAGTGTCAAATACACTGAACTCGTTGGTTTCGTCAAACAAGGTATTGAGCAAAGGACAAGCGTTGCACGGAGACACGATATCGGGTGTAAATATTATCAAGAACACTTATAAAAATGTTGTGGGCGGACAGGTCACCGCAATCACTCAAATTAGCAGTGTTGTAAATAATGTTAAAACTGCCTTCTTAGGAAAACCAACTTGGACACCAGGGGGTATGACAAGAGCCGGAGGTTTTGTAAATACATTTAAAAACAAAATTGGTTCTATAGGAAGAAGCATAGGAAAAAGGTTTGGATTTTAATGGCGTATAACAACAACATAACAAATAGAGCAAAAGGACAAACATTCAGAGGATTTAGTTCAAGAGCGGACAACTCCAACTACAAGTTATATGATTTTGAATTGATCAAGCAAGATCTCATCAATAGATTGAGCGTTCGTAAGGGCGAGAGGGTTGAGAATCCAGAATTCGGAACTATAATATATGATGCAATATTTGAACCACTTACAGAATCATTGAAAAAGTTGATTGCTGATGATATCACACACCAACTTAATGCGGATCCTCGTCTAGCCGCAGATGACATCAGAATCAGCGAATACGAGCATGGCATTGCGATTGAGGCCAGTTTGACGTATGTTCCGTACAATATAACGGAAAAACTGACATTCAAGTTCAATCAAGATTCAAGTTTACGCCTATCTTAATATACGCACATTACTATTACTATAAATATTGCAAAGACGCAATATGGCCACAACAGAACGACAGAACAGATTATTAGTTGCCGAGGATTGGCGTAAAATTTACACGGCTTTCCAACAGGCAGATTTCAAGAGTTACGATTTCGAAACCATTCGTAGAACCATGGTTTCTTATCTACAGGAAAATTATCCAGATGATTTTAACGATTTTATCGAATCATCCGAATATGTCGCACTCTTAGATTTGATTGCATACCTTTCGCAATCACTATCATTTAGAATAGACCTAAATGCGAGAGAAAACTTTTTGGAAACAGCAGAAAGAAGAAACTCGATTTTAAGGTTGGCAAGATTGATCAACTACAATCCAAGCAGGAATAAATCTGCCGTTGGTTTATTGAAATTTACCTCTGTATCAACAACAGAAGATGTGAGAGACAGTGCCGGAACAAGTTTAGCAGGACTTAATATTGTATGGAATGATTCTGCAAACCCTAATTACAGAGAACACTTTATTAATATTTTAAACGCATTCAACACAGATGGACAAAAATTTGGAAGTCCACAAGATTCTGACAAGATAGGTGGAATACAAACTGAGGTTTATAATTCAAGATCTCAAAACACAGATCTGCCAATGTATGGCTTCAGTAGATCTATTAGTGGGATATCAAGGAATTTTGAAATTGTTTCATCTGCCATATCAGGAGCGGAAGAAATATATGAACCAACTCCCATACCAGGAAGTGGATTCACATATGTGTATAGAACCGACGGTGCAGGGGACACTTCTCCAAACACAGGATTTTTCTGTTTATTCAAACAAGGTTCTTTAGAACAACAAGATTT